TATTCATAAATCAATGACATGGAGGTACTTATTATGAGAAAAAATTGTGGAAGTATTGCAGAAAATGGTCGTGTAGCAATGAAGACTATCGTTGATGCTCTTACCTTAAAGGTGTTTGCAGATGAACCTAATAGTGATGATGACAACAAGGGTGGTGAAGATGGAAATTCTTCAAAGTCAACCATCAACTATGAAGATTTAATTGCAAAGGCTAGAAAGGAAGAAAAAGAAAAGCAATACAAGACCATTGAGAAGCTAAAGAAGACAGTGGAGACACTTACTGAACAGCACAACAATGACCTGTTGAGTATTGCGGAGTTAGGTAAGAAAGTTGAAGAAGCCGAAGCCAAACTGACAACAGCAGGTAAAGGTGATTCAGAAGAAATCACCACTCTTAAGAGCACTATTGAGACCCTTAAGAAAGAGAAGAAGGCTCTTGAAGATGAGGTCACAAAGTTCAAAGAAGTTGAGCCTGTTGACAGAAGTGCGGTAGAAGCAGAAGTAAGACAGCAACTTGAAGCAGAGTATGAGGTCAAGACATACAAAGCAACAAAGCTTCTGGAAATGAAAGATGAGATTTTAGTTCCAGAGTTAGTAATGGGTGATACTAAAGAAGCTATTGATGAATCAATCAAAGCCGCAATGGAAAGAAGTAAGGAAATTAGAAAGTCACTTGGGATTTCTGATAAGCCTAAGAAGACACCTAAAGCACCTGCTAATCCGAGTGTGGATGGTATTCAAGATAGTGGTGTTGACCTTGATAGACTTGCTAAGATGGACGTTAGAAGTCCAGAGTACGCTGAATTACGTAAACAATTAGGACTTAAATAATTCTTAACAAAGGAGGAATTCAGTGATGAGAAAGTCACAAATTAAGGACATTTATAAATCCCTGTTCGTGATGAAAGTACTTGCGGCAACATATACCCCAGATGTAACTGTAGCCACTGCACAGGGTCAAACTAATGGTGGTACACTGTTTAGTGATGCCATTCGTATGGTATATTCCAGAGAGATTGAGTTTAAGGCTCTTCCTCTTATGAGATTTTCACAGTTTGCAACAGAGAAGACTGAACTTGGTGTTGAGCCGGGTCTCACAATCTCCATGCTGACTTATGATAACCTTGTTCTTGGTGGTAAGCTTGAGGAAGCTAAGACAATGGCTACACAAGCACTGTCTGGCTCAATGAAGCAAATCACTGTTTCTGAGCACGGTAATGCTGTTTCCAATTCTGAACTTCTGGTTCAGTCTTCGTTCGATGATGTTATGGCTACAACCACAACTCTGCTTGGACGTGACTATGCTATGGTTCTTGACTGCGAACTGCGTGACACTGCTCTGTCTGGAACAAACAAGGTTTACGCAAACAAGAAGACTGCTCGTACAGGTCTTGTTTCCACTGATAAGCTTGATGTTGCTACTATCAAGGATGCTATTGAGACCCTTGCTACTAACAACGCTCCGAAGTGGAATAACCTGTATTGGATTTGCTTCGTGCATCCGCATCAGAGCCGTGACCTGCGTGATGACAGTGCATGGATTAACGCTTCTAACTATGGTGCGCCAGAGCAGATGTTCAATGGTGAGATTGGTAGAATTGATGATACCAGATTCATCGAGACAACTCTGATGTGCAATGGTAAAGCGGCTGTTACTGACCCTGCTTATAAGGCGGCTCTTAAGAGTGGTACTGATGGAAACCAGACTGATATCTTCCAAGCTGTTATCTTCGGTGACCAATACTTCGGTATTGCATGGTCTCTGCCTGTTGAACTGAGAGATAATGGTGTTGAAGATTTCGGACGTAAGAGAAGTCTTGCATGGTACGCTATCTTTGGTACAGGACTGCTTCACAATGACTACGGTGTAGTTATTGAGACCGCATAATGTAATTTAAGAAAGCGAGGTGCTAACCATGAGCAATAAGTATGATGCAATTAAAAAGGCAGTCTTTTATGCACATGAGAAGCCAGAAGCACTTGCCGATATTCTTGAAGGAAATGTATCTGATATCGTCACTAAGGTAACACTTAGCGGAGAAGATAGTATTGAGATTCCTAGTGGAGACACTGCCAACACTGAGACCTATACTGCGAAAGCGTTTAGTCAGTTTGGTGATGAAATGGCAGGTCAGACTATTACTATCGCACTGAAAGCGGCAGTAACAGGAGTTTCCATTTCTAGCGGAGTTGTATCGGTTGCTAAGACAGCCACAGCAGAAAGTTTCACTTTAACCGCAACTTGTGGTACTGTGGTTGCTGAGAAGACTGTTGCTCTGACTGAGGAAGCTTAATAACTTATTGAACAGTAGGGCAAGATGGTCATTAAGATTGTCTTGCCCTATCTTATAACTATAATAATTTAAGGAGGAA